GCATGACTGCATGACTGCATGACTGCACTGACATTAGACACTTGGTGAAATGGGGTGCTAGACGAGCGGGGCGAGGGCTGAACCCCCCGGGGTCCCTGTGGTTTTAAGGACTACCTATCTACTGGCTCCCTGCGCCTCCCTGTGAACGAAGACGCCTTCTTGTGAACGTGGCACCTTATTTTGAACGTGGCACCTCGACGAGCTGGCGCGCGCGTCCTGCCGTCCACGGTCCAGGGTGCCAGGGTGCCGGGCTGCCGGGCTGTCCTGGCCTGCCTGTGCCGTCCTGGCTTGCGCCGGTTGTTAGTGCCTACAAGCTGGCCAGCTGTGCGGCCTGCAGGGCCCTGACTTGCGCGGCTGTATGTGACCTGCTGCCGGGCGGTTGTTAGTGTCCATACTGTGCGCGATCTGCGCCGCGCCGGGCCGGGCAAACGTGCAAGCATAGTTGGACGGTTAGCCGGGCAAACGTGCAAGCATAGTTGGACAGTTAGTTAACCGGCTTGCCGTGCGCCGGTTGTACCGTCCTGGCTTGCGCCGGTTGCTCCAAACGTCCAGGCTTGCGCCGGTTGTTGCTGCACGCGTGGAGGCATCAAGAAGGCAATCTGCGCGAATTTATCAATGACTTACAAATATGCGCATGTTGGACAGTTGCCGGGCGGTGTTGGTGTAACTGCATGAAATGCATAATAATAATAATAATATTGTTTAGTTGTTATATAGTCAGAATGTCAGAATGTCAGTGTTTGTGAATAGAACGTACAAATATTTTGGGTGTGCGGTAGGGGCAAAAAGCGGGACCATCTAAAATTGCCATGACAATCTGACAATCTGAGTATCAGACAATCTTACAGTGTCCTCCGCCTGCCGTCCTGGTGTCTGTGTTCCGTGCTGCCCTGGTGCCCGGTCCTGCAGCTGCGCCGGGGCCAAAATAAACCCGCTTCAAGTGTTGCATTATGCGCCAGTCGGGTTTATAATTAGGGTGTATTCGCGATTGACCAAACCAAAGAGGAGCCACAATGAACCAGATAATCAACAACCTGCCCGCCGCCGGCGTCGAACTTGCCCGGGCCGAAGCGGCCCGCGGCTGCTTCGGTATCTACGAATCACTCTTTCGCGCGCCGCTCGTCCTGGACGTGCTGCGGTTCGCCGGGGTCGGCCAGGGGGTCCTGGACGGCCTGCGTTCGGACGGCCCGGCCTTCGACGCGGCAATAAGCGCCGCGGTCCAGGCCCTGCAGGATATGGGGCTTTGCCTTGTGCGGGGCTGCGCCGGTCCTGGTGGCCGGGTTCGCACCTTGGCCCTGGCCGTCCTTCCGCGCCGGGCCCGGCTGCTCCATGTCCTGAAGGGTGTATCAGCCGGCGACCTGTTCGCCCGCGGGCTGGACGCCCTGCACGACCTGGCGGACGACGATTTGCAGGCCCTGGCCGTCCGTTTGGGCGCCGTCTAACCACCAGGCGCCGGGCCCTGGTCCGGCGCCATTAACTCAACCAAAGAGGATTAACATGACTAACCACATCAAAACCGAACCAGCCGCGGAATATAACGGCTGGACTGCCGACGAAGTTATAACCCAGGCGCTTATCATCCTGGAACGTCGCCTGGACGCGCGCCGCCTGGAGGTGTGCGGCAAAACCCACCGGCTCACCAGCCCGAAGCTGGTAACCGATTTTATGCGCCTGCAGATTGCCGGCTCCGAACGTGAACACTTCGGCGCCTTGTTCCTGAACTCTCAGCACTACGTGCTGGCGCATGAGGTTTTGTTCTCCGGTACCATCGACGAAGCGTGCGTGTATCCGCGCGTCATCGTCCAGAAGGCCCTGGCGCATAACGCCGCCGCGGTCATTGTTTACCATAACCACCCGTCCGGCACCCGTCGCGCCAGCGCGGCTGATGAGCGCATGACCGTAAAGTTAAAGGAAATTCTGGACGTCGTGGACGTGCGGCTGCTGGACCATTTCATAATCGGCTCTGGCTTGCCTACAAGCCTGGCCGAACAGGGCGTTATTTGACCACCAGGCGCCGGGCTTCGGTCCGGTGCCGCTCAACCAAAGAGGAACCACTATGAACACAGTTACACAGAACATCCAGAACACCCAGGCCGATATGGAAGTTGTCGTCCTGGATAACTGCCGGGTCCTGCGCGGCCTGGCGCGCCTGGTGGACCCGCATGATGCGCGGGATAACCTGCAGGGCGTCCATGTGTCGTTAATCCCCGGCGTTGGCGTGTTTGCCATGGCTACCGACGGCACCAGCCTGGGCGTTTACCGCCTGGCGGACCTGGACCGTGCCGGCGCGGATTATTCCTTTTTCCTGCCGGCTGTCGTGGCGCGCAAGCTGCCGAAATCTGCAGCTGTGGAAACCGTGCTTTATTTGACGCCCGGTGAACCCGATGAAGCGCGCCTGGTGGCTGATGGCGAGGTGTACCCCATGAGTGCGCCGCCGGGTCCCGGTGCTGTCCGCTGGTCCTGGGTCCTGCCGCCGCTGCCTGATGACGGGTTGCCCGTTTGGGGCGATGAGTACGACCTAGGCACCCTGTGGCGTTTCCAGCAGGCCGCCGCCGATTTTGCCGGCAAGTCGCCGGGCCGCCTGCGTCCTGGCTCTGTCCGCCTGTTCCAGGTGCGCGACGGTCTCCCCGCCCTGGTGCTGCTGCACGGTAACCGCGATTTTGTGGGCCTGCAGGCCGCGTTGAGTATCGACAAGCGCGCCCGTGGCCTGGAGTCCCGCCTGGGTGATTGGTATCGCGCCGTGTTGGCGCGTGCTGCTGAACAGAAAGCCTGAACGGAGGTTTAGACATGGCTGCATCATTCGTTGTTGAATTTGGCCCGGTTGCTGACGGTCGGAGTTCCGGGCCGTCCCGGTGCTTGAGTGGCCCGTTATCCGCACTTGAGCGGCTGCCGCATCAATTCACAAACGCCCGGCTGGCAGCTGCTGGCCGGGCCTGGAGGTAACCATGAACACCATCAAACTTACCCGCCCGGCGTCCCTCGAAATGACCCGCCCTGCTGCGCTGGCCCTGTTGGTCATTGCGGACCGTGGGCCCGAATTTGCCCAGGGCGTCCTGTGGGCGCTGGGCCTGATTGACCTGGCCAACGCCCTGGCACACTATCGAACGCGTATGGATGCGGCCATGCGGGACATCCGCGCGTCCCTGGGACAGCCGGAAACCCCCGCGTCCATATCTGCCACCGTTGCCGCTTCAGCTGCAGCTGAAGCGGCCGCAGCGGGTCTTGATGACGCCTGGGACCAGGTGGAACTGCTGCGGGTGGACGCGGAGCGTTACCTGGCGGCGCACCATGGCCACGTCGAGGACCCGTCATGACCGGTGCGCCCGTGATTTATCTGGACTTTGAGACGTACTATGACCAGGGCTACAGCCTGCAGAACCTGCCGACGGCGCAATATGTGCGCGACGAGCGCTTCCAGGCCCTGGGCGCTGCTGTTGCTGCGGGTCACGGGCACACCGCCTGGCTGACGTTCGACGAGTCCGGCGACGGGCTGGACGTCCTGCGCACGGCGATACCGGGGGCCGTGGTGGTGGCGCACAATGCCGCGTTTGACGCCGCTGTTCTGGACCGACTTTTGCCGGGGGTCACGCCTGCCCTGTGGCTATGCACGATGAACTGGACCCGGTACGCCATCAGCCAGGGTGCGCTGCCGCCTGACGCTCGCACCGGGCTGGCCTGGTGGGGCAGTTTCCTGGAATACCGCAAGGGGGACACCGCCGCCGCGGTCGCTGCCGGTGGCCAACAGTTGGCCACGTACGCGGAACGGGACATTGAGCTATTGCGCCGGGTGTTCGCCTGGTTGCGGAAAGTCTGCCCCTGGCCGCTGCATGAATGCCGGGCATCGGACCTGCACGTTCGGATGGCGGCAAATCCGGTATTGGAGTTGGACACGCCGCTGTTGGAATCGCTGGCCACGGGGCCGCTGCCCGAGGCCGAAGCATTGCGCAGCCGGGATACATTCGCGGCGGTGTTGCGCAAGTGCGGCGTTGAGCCCGGGACGAAACAGGGCGCGCGGGGGCGACCGACATACGCGTTCGCCAAGACCGACCCGTTCATGCAGTCGCTGGCGCGCCACCCTGACCCGCGCGTCCGCAAGCTGCGCGAGCTCAAAACCATGGGTGGCAGCACCATCGAGGCGACGCGCGCGCAGCGGTTTTTGGACGTGGGGTCACCGCTGCCGGCGCCACTGTGGTACTACGGGGCGCATACAGGCCGCGCCAGCGGCGCTGACGGCCTGAACATGCAGAACCTGCCGTCCGGTCCATTACGCCGGGCGCTGCGCGCCCCTGATGGTCACGTGCTGGTGGTTGCGGACTATTCACAGATTGAAGCGCGTGTGATTGCCTGGGGTGCGGACTGTGCCGGCGCCCTGGGGCCTTTTGTGTCTGGCCGAGACCCGTACAAAGAGGCCGCCACCGCCATCTTCCACGTGGACTATGACGAAGTGTCGCCGCTGCAGCGGGACCAGGCCAAAGCGGCTGTGTTGGCCCTGGGGTTTGGCCAGTCTGCAAACGGATTCCTGGGCTACTGCCAGGGGTATCAAATCGACATGGACGAACGGACCGCTAACTGGATAGTTTCGGTTTTCCGTCGCCAGCGACCCGCCCTGGTGGCATTCTGGCGCACAATGTTTGAGCGTCTACTGCGTGACGGTCACCTGAAGTTGCCGTCGGGCCGTTTGCTGACGTATCCTGACATGCAGCGGCAAGGGAGGGACGTCAAATACTGGCGTCACCATCTTTTCAGCCGCGGCGCTGGCCGGCAGGAGGTTAATTTGTGGCCCGGCCTGGTGGCGCAGAATTGGACACAAGCGGTTGCGCGTGACGTTATCTACCACGCGGCGCTGCGCATGCCGGGGCGTCCCGCGCTGCTGGTCCACGATGAGGTTGTTTTGGTGGTCCCGCGTGATGCGGGGGGCCACGTGACGATTGAGGAACAGGTATCCAGCGTGATGTTGGACCTGCCTGAATGGGCCGCCGGTCTGCCGGTGGATTGTGAGGTAACTGTCATGGAAACGTACGGAGGTAACCCATGAAGCGATTGCATGTTTTTTTGTTCCTGCTGGCCCTGCTGATTGGCCTGGTTGCCGGCGGGTTGTTTCTGGACCGCGTGGTCCAGCCCTGGCTGGACGGCCTGAACCCGCCTGCCTGGGCGGCTGCTGACGTGAACTACAACACCCTGGACCGCCGCTGCCGCGGTTACCGGGTCCCCGAAGGGCTGGTGTGGATGTGCGACGACGGTCTGGTTGAACTGGACCCGTCCGGCGTCCGGGTGCCGTCGAAGTGACCGCCGACGAAAACATCCGGACGCTGCTCGCCCACATAACCCTCTTGCGCCTGACCCTGTCCGAGGCTGTTGACCGGTGGGTCTGGTGTCAGTGTGACGCGGACTTTTGTGAGCGCTGCAAATCCAAACGCCGATACAACCAGGTCCTGGCTGAAAGCCGGGCCCTGGCAAACAAACTGGAGGTAACTGATGAAAACTAAACGCATCAAGCCGGCACCCATGCCGGACGAACGCTTCGGCACGGTGTTGAAGCTCAACCGGCTGTTGGACGACCGGCCCATCCTGCTTCGGGTCATAGCCGAGACCAGATCCCGCCTGGTTTCGATAGAGGCTTCTGCTGACCGCCACTGTAGCGATGACACTGCTTTGGAGCTTGCGTTTCTGAGCACTTGGCTGGACGCCCTGCTGGACAAGGTGATGCAGGAATACGATGACTGCATCAAGGCCAAGGAAAAATACCTTGAGGCGCATCCCTTTGGGCGCCCGATGGGGGGTGAAGAATGAACAGTTTTGACGAATCCGACGCCATCCTGCGCATCATGTCGGACTTGCTGGGCTTGCTGGACCTGTTGGAGCGGGTCTCCGGATTGCCGACCGTGGCGTCAAAGGACAAGGCGCGCGAAGCGCTGTCTCAAGCGGTCGGCAGCCTGACGGAGTGCCTAAAAATTGTTGCAAAAGCGGAGGTTGATGATGACAAAAAAGTTTCGTAAGGAAGCCGATGTAAAGGACGCTATCAAGTCCATCCTAAAGCGCCGTGGGGCTTGGTATTACATGCCGGTTCAGACTGGCTACGGGCAGCATGGGATACCTGATTTCGTGGTGTGCTACAAAGGGTATTTTGTCGGCATCGAGGCCAAGTTTGCCAAGGGTAAGCCGACGGCCTGGCAGCGCCGGCAGATTGAAGCCATTGACCGCGCCGGAGGCGTGTCCTTGGTCATCAATGAGCATGGCCTGGAGGCCCTGGAAGCGCTTCTGGACCGCCTGACGGGGCTGCGTACGCTGCACCGGGCGGCTGTGGACCTGGCCCGGACCTTGAGATGACCGCCTGGCAGGTCCTGAACGAAGCACGGGTGCGGGGTTACTACACGCCGCGCGCGGTTACCGACGTTCCCCAGGTGCGCACCGATGGCCGGGTGTCTGTCGCCCCACTGACGTTCCGCGCCTGGCAGGAACTGCGCGCCGCTGGCCACCGTGCCCCGCACCCCCTACGCTACACATACCGCTGGCCGCCGCCGTACACGCCCCGGAACAACCAGATAGCTACGGCCGAATTTCTGGCCACGCACAACCGAGCGATTTGTCTGAATGGGATGCGCACCGGCAAGACAATGGCCACGCTGTGGGCCGCTGATTACCTGCAGCAAGAGGGCGCCGTCAAGAAAGTTTTGATTGTAGCGCCCAAATCGACGCTGGAACTGGTGTGGGAGCGGTCCATCATGCGCACCTGGGGCAACAACAAGAGCTGGACAATCCTGACAGGCAGCGCGGACCGCAAGCGCCAGGATGCGGCCAGGGACGTGGACTTCGTGATAGTCAACCCTGAAAGCCTGCACCTGGTTATCGATGAGGTGGGCCCTGACCTGGTGGTGGTTGATGAGGCCACCAGCATGAAGAACCCGTCCAGCCGGCGTTGGAAAGCGTTGGCGGCCATTGTCGGCGATGACCTGCCGCTGTGGTTGTTGACGGCCACCCCCACGCAACACTCGCCTGAGGACGCGTTTGGTCTCATCCGCCTGCTGCACAAGGAATACATGAGCAAGCATCGTTGGCGCGGCATGACCATGCGACAGGTCACGCGGTTCAAGTGGATTCCCAAGGACGACGCCGAAGCGACGGTGGCACGTTGGCTACAGCCGGCAATCCGGTTCACCCTGGACGATTGCGGTGACGTGCCGGCGGTCCAGAAAGAGTACCTGGAAGTGCCGATGACGAAAGAGCAAATCCGGGTCTATACCAAGCTGGAAAACGAAGCAGTGGCACAGTTTGAGTCCGGCGAGGAAGTGAACGCGGTGAACGCCGGCGTCCTGGTCAGCAAGCTGCTGCAGGTCCAGGGCGGGGGCGTGTACGTGCATGATGAGGCCGGCGAGCGGACCGTGCGCCAGCTGGACGCCAAGCCGCTGTACGACGCTATCCGCGAATACGTGGACCAGGCGGACACCCCGGTGCTGGTGTTTGCGCCGTTCCGGGCTGTCGCCGAAACCGTTGCCGATGAACTCAAAGCACCCCTGTACTATGGCGACACAAAGCCAGCCGAACGCCGGCGCCTGGTGGACCGGTTCCAGGCCGGCCACCTCAAGGCCCTGGTGGCCGTGCCTGACACAATGAGCCACGGCATCACCCTGGACCGGTCCAACTACATACTGTGGGTTTTGCCGCCGTTCAAGCCCGAAACCTACGCCCAGGCCAATGGCCGGGTGTTGCAAGCGGCTTCCCGCAAGCGTATAATCATCACTCACTTAACCCTGGGGGAACTGACCAAACGCAGGTACGTTGCCCTGGAAACCAAAGAGCGGCTCCAAGACACCGTTCTCCATTTACTTCAACGCGGAGGTTGAACATGGATATAAACGCCGTTGTTGCGCACTACATCAAGTTGCGTGACGAAATAAAAGCACTGCGCGAGCGCCACAAAGAAGAGCTGGCGCCGATGCAGGCGGACATGGCCACGATTGAGGCTGCCCTGCACAAGCACATGCATGACCAGGGCGTGCAGTCACTCAAGACCCAGGCCGGCACCCCCTATATATCGGAAATCACCAACATCAAGGTGACTGATTGGGAGGCCGCCCTGCAGCAGATTATCAACACCCAGCAGTGGGACCTGCTGTACCGGAACGTCGCCAAGCGCGCGTTCCTGGATTCGGGCAAAGAGCTGCCCGGCATCGAGACCAGTGTCATTCAAAAAGTCAACGTTAGGAGGTCGTAATGAGCAAGAATCTTATCAACATCAACCTGCAGAACCTGCCCAGCCACATCAAGAACATGCAGTCCACCGACGAGTTCGGCGCCGGCATCAGTTCCGGTGGCCTGGACATGCCCGTGCTGAGTATACGCGGCAAAGAGTTCCGCTTCCGCTACCAGGGCAACGAGACCAGCACCCGGTCCCGCACGCTGGATTGTGTGCTGCTGCGTGCTCGCCCCGCGGTGAGCAAGCGGTACTACCAGGACAAATACAGCCCCGGCAGTGTCGAAATGCCTACCTGCTGGTCCCTGGACGGCCACCGCCCCGACCCTTCCGTGGCTGAGCCACAGTCAGACAAGTGCAGCACATGCCCGCACAACCAGTTCGGTTCGCGCATTACCCCGTCCGGCAAGCCCGGCAAGGAATGCAGCGATTACAAGCGGTTTGTCATCCTGCCGGTCATGGATGGCCGCATGACCAGCCAGCCCGTGGTCATGGACCTGTCCATCACGTCCCTGCGCAAGATGCGCGGCGATACGCGTGAAATCATGTTCGCCCAGGAATACGCCGGCGCGCTGCACCGTCACGGCCTCCCGCCGTATGCGGTTGTCACCCGCCTGGAGTTCACCGATGCGGAGTATCCGCAAGTCTGCATGGCCATGGACCGCCTGCTGACCGAGGACGAAGCCGCCGAGGTTCTGCAGCTGCGCGAGGATGACCTGGTACACGAAGCCCTGGACGGCTTGGAGGAACCCGGCCCGATTGAGGAACTGGCGCCGCCCCAGCCGCCTGCGCGCCACCCGTCGCCCCAGGCGTCTCCCCAGGCGTCTCCCCCGCCTAAGCCGGAGCCTAAGCCGGAGCCTAAGCCGGAGCCGGAGCCCGCTGTTGACCTAGAAGCGCTGCTGGGCGCGGTGACAGCCGGGAGCGAAGCAGAAGCCCCGTCCGAACCCAAAGCTGAGCCCAAAGCTGAGCCCAAAGCTGAGCCCAAAGCTGAGCCCAAAGCTGAGCCCAAAGCTGAGCCTGTTTCTGATGACATCATGGACGACGTTCGCAAACTGCTGGGAGGTGGGGCATGAGGTTCAGCGACGAAGCGGTGCGCGCCAACTGTGGCGCGCTCATGGGGCACTTCCGCACCCTGGCCGAGCAGTCAAACTTGAACAACACCACCGCAGCGAATATGCTGGGGCTTTCACGCTCCAGGTACGCGCAGCTAATCCAACAGGACCAGTTCATGCTCCAGGCCCACAATTACCTGAATCTTCTTTGGGGGATTGAGCGGCTGCAGGAAGGGCTGGCTGATGGGTCGTTGCCGCTGTCGGCATCGAGAGGTGCCGTGCAGCAAGATTACCTGGAATCCATCAGTCCCGACGAGTAAAAGAAAGCCCCCGGGCTCCCGGGGGCAATGCGGAGGTAACACCATGCTTCATGAGGTTTGGGGCCGTCAGAAACGTGGGTCGAGGTTCATTGTAGGTATCCGTGACGGGGTAGTCAAGCACTACCCCGTGGGGGGTGTTGATGAAACCGAAGCCCTGGTCCAGCGCCTGGACAGCGACAAGTGGGACGTGTACTACGCGCCGGCATCGTTCGACGGTGACCGCCGGCTGGCGGACAACGCGATAACTGCGCCGGGGTTGTGGGCCGACCTGGACTGCGGCCCCGGCAAGCAATACGAAAACGAACAAGAGGCCCTGGCCGGCCTATTATCGTGGTCCAAACAACACCGTCTACCAGCGCCTACGCACGTAGTACACTCTGGCTATGGCCTGCACGTGTATTGGTTGTTTGATGCGCCAGTCCCTATTGATGACTGGCGTGACGCGGCGTCCCGGTTCCGCCGGGCGCTGGCTGTGTCCAAGGTCGTTGATGACCCCGGCGTGTCCGGCGATGCAGCCCGGATACTGCGGGTCCCCGGCACACACAACCACAAGGGCGGCAAGTGCAAACCCGTGCGGTTGCTGCACCGGGCAGAACACCGGGTCCGGCTGGATGACTTGCTGGATAAACTGCCCAGCCTGGGGCCGCAGCGAACCGTCCGCCCCGACGATGAATGGGCCGTGGACGTGCCGATGCCGCCTGGCGACGCTGAAAAGATTGCCGAAGGCTGCGCACAGATACGCCACATGCGAGACACGCGCGGCAACGCCATGCCCGAACCATTGTGGCGCGCCGGACTATCCGTTCTATGGCGCTGCGACGACCGCGACAAGTGGATTCACGAGTGGTCCAAGGGTGACCCGCGATACTCGCCCCAGCAGACCCAGAACAAGGCGTCGGCCACCGCAGGGCCTGCCACCTGTGCCCACTTTGCGGAGCTCAACCCAGACACTTGCCGCGGCTGCCCGTTCGCCGGTCGGGTCACGTCCCCGATTCAAATCGCCGTGTCTGTGACCGCCGCGCCGGCCATCGCCGAGGGCCCGGATGACTGGCGCCGGGCGCACGTTGGCCAATTCCTGGTATCCAGCGGAGGTGTATGGCTGCACACTGAGGGCGAGAAGCCCAAACCAACGCTTCGGGTCCCGCTCTGGATTGTTGAAGTGCGCGAACGCGCCAAGCGCCAGGCGCAAGAATCCGACGCTTCGTCATTATTATTTGAATGGGTAGCCATCGACGGCACCACCAAGCGCGCTGTGGCGCTGCAAGAGGAAGTGTATTCTACAGATGCACTCAAGCGCTGGGCTGCCCGTGAAAACCTGGCGTCCGCCGTTGTGGACTGGAAAAGATTTGTGAGATACATCAGCGAATACACACTGGAATCAATCAAGGAACTCGGGGTCCGTAAGTACCACGAAACCCTGGGTTGGTGCGAAGGCGGCTTTGTCCTGGGGGACCGCATGGTCACCGCCGACGGTGTTGATGAGGTCGAGGTCCAAACGTCCAACCAGATACAGAACCTGCGCGGGACCGAAGGCAACCTGGACGGCTGGCTGCGCGGTCTGTCGCGCCTGGACAGCCCCCAGTACAGCCTGCACCAGTTCGCAGTCCAGGCGGGGTTCGGGTCCGCGTTGTTGACACCTGCCGACAGGCGCAGCGCCGTTGTGTCCCTGGTGGGGCCCCCCGGCACCGGCAAGACCTTGATGGCTGACGTTGCCTTGAGCATATACGGAAACCCGGAACACTTGCGCCAGGGCGCCGATTCATCACCAAAGGCGTCCGAGCGGCAGCTATCCTGCAACCGTGACGTGCCTTACCTGATTGACGAAATTACGCAATGGCGCGCCGACCGCGCCGGCAGGTTCTGCTACATGGCCGCCAACGGCCAAGGCGGCGCCAAATTGACCAGTTCGCGCACAGACCATGACACCGGGTTCTGGCGCCTGGTGCCCTACGTCACCAGCAACAGGCCGCTGCTGGAGTACCCTACGCACCTGTTCACTGAGGCGCACCGCGCCAGGCTGATTGAGCTGTCCCTGGACGTCCCAATGCCGCGTGAGGATGGCGTGGCCGTCCATGACTTGTGCGTTGTTGATAACGCTGGCCATGCGGCGGTCCCGTTCTTGGAGTGGGCTGTGCGCAACAAAGAAGCTATCCCCGACCTGGTTGACCAGGCTGAAAAGCAAATCCTGTCTCGGTACGCCATAGCTGATAGCCATCGTTTTGCATTGTGGACCCTGGCAGTGACCCTGGTGGCCGGCGCCGCCGCCAAGTCCCTGGGGCTGATTCCCTGGGACCCCGTCGCTGCTGTTTACGCCGCTGCCAACGAAGTGGCCGCGCAGTCGCTAGCGCTGTCTGCCACTGACGAAGCCGCGCGCGACGTCATCAGCGAGTGGTTGACCGAGCACAACGAACACATCGTTTACTGGGACAAGGATTCCAAGCTGGGTTCAACCCTGGTCCGGGACCCAATTGCCCGCTCGCTCGGCGACGGGACCATTGCCATCCATCGCCAGCGGCTGCAGGAACATCTGGTTGAAAAGAACATCAGCAGGAAGGCCGCGGCGTCCGTCATATCAGCGCCAGCCTTACTGCGTGAGGCGCGCTTGATGTTGGCGCCAGGGACCGCCCCCGTATGGGTTTACGTCATCCGCAACGAAGCGGTTGACTTCGAACCGTGACCCGCCGATGATATAAAAACTCCTAACTGCGCGCGCTTTGGTTGAGCCGCGCCACCCGGCTTAGACGCGCTGCCCCCGCGCGCAGGTTTTCGAGTATCCCTGGGGCAACGCGAGGTGGCACCATAATGACAACTCCCGCACTACTCGCCATTGACGGCGCTCGCTGGTTCCAGCGTTCTGAATTCCCTGATACAGTCCGGCACTGCAAGCCGGACCTGATTCACAAGCTGGATGAGATGCGCTCCATCCTGGGTTACCCCATCCATCCCTCACCGGTGCCGGGGGCCTGGGTTCGAACCGACGGCTCCAAAACGTCCCGCCACTACATTAACCATGCCGACGCCGGTGATATTTTCCCCATGGGCTGCCCGGTACTCGCCTACCATGCGGCCCTGCTGACCTTCAGCGGCGTCGGTATCTACTTCGACACGACATACAACGGCCATCCCCACCCCATGCTGCACGTGGACCTGCGTGAAAAACCCACCACCTGGTTCCGCGAGCGCGGCGAATACTTTTACCCGAACTCCGACCTGGCCGCACGGCACAAGCTGATGACTTTTTTAACGCTATGGAGGAATCATGAAAGGAAGTAAGCACAGAAAGCGAAAGCTGGTAACGAACTGGCGGCATTCGTGGCGTTGGTTCAGCGTCCAGGCCATGTTGGCCGCCGCGGCCCTGCAGGGCGCATGGGTGACACTGCCCAAAGACTTGTTGCAGCACATTTCCGATGACGTTCGCACCATCTTGGTGATGGCCATCTTGGTTTTGGGTGTCGTGGGACGCCTAATAGACCAAAGCGGTGACCCATGAGTGTCGTAGCAGGAATTGTGGCGGCCCTGGCCAGCGTTCTGGCGCTGGTGCTGGGATATCTACACACTTTGCGCCGTGGCGAGCGCCAGGGCGCCCACCGTGAACGTGGGAGGATTGACCATGAAGCACGTAAAGAACAAGACAGGCTCAAGCAGGCGGCCCTTGATGAGCATATGGCTGCCGATGAGCTTGCTGACCATGAGCTTGCTGACCGCTTGCGCGCACAAGCCAAGCGTCTCCGTCGTCGGTGAGTGCGCCTGGACCCGGTACATCATCCTGGCCGATTCCGAGATTGACGCCCTGGTTGATTGCTGCCCGGACGTCGCCCGTGCTATCTTTGTCCACAACGAGCTGCGGGACAGGTTTTGTGTTGGCGCCCCCTACCAGGAGTAACTCATGAGAACGTTGTTTATCTTTGCGTTGTTTCTTGCGGCCCCTTTGGCGGCCCAGCAATTCTACGAAGCAGAACACCCCGGCCACGGGGTGGCGGTCCAGCAGGTCACCGAGGACGCGTTTGTCCTGCAGTGGTTTTTCCACGATGGCCACACTACCCGCTGGGTGGTCTCCGATGTGTGCGACAACGGTGCGTTGTGTGACGTCTGGACTGTGGACGCCATCGGGTTCCCCGCCCTGGGCAGTCGCCTGGTGCCTGCCGGCGACGTACACCCCACGCTTATGGACCGCACCCTGCTGCTGGACTACGCGCTGAACATCAAACCCTTGACCTGCGCGGTGCTGCCGGGGCCGTACCCGCCGAACTGCAGGGGCGCCGACGGCAAGGTGGACCGCTCCATCATCCTGCGCCGCGGCCTTGAGCAATCGGGCACCATCTGGTTTGACCTGCTGGTTGAGTGATGGCTCAAGAACCCCTGACGCGCGATGACGCGCAAGAATTGGCGCGCCTGTCTGCCGAAGAAACTGTAACCAGCCTATTCCGCACCTTGGGTGTGGATATACACGACCAGAAAGACCTGAACGAACTGCGGTCAGACCTGATATATTCCCGCAAGCTGCGCCGGGCTACCGAGCGCAGCACGGCCCACGCACTTCTGGCCATCGTCGGCCTGGTGGTGCTGGGGCTCGCCAAGATTATTTGGGACGCTGTTACAGCGGCTTGACCGGCGGGTCTACTGGGTCCGGCAGCGGGGGCCTGGGGTCCCTGGGGGGCTTTTCTGGCGGCCTTTTCGGAGGCTCTTCCGGTGGGCGGCCCGGGTCGGGCGGCGGGTCGGGTGGTTCCGGTGGGTCCACAGGCGGGTCGTCGGGGAACCCCGGTATCTCCGGCGGCGACGGCTGGAACCCAGGGTCGTAGGGGGTCACGCGTATTGGCGGCTCCATCGGCGCCGGCACCGGTGGGGCCGGGCTGGGCGCTGGCGCCCTGGAGCCTTGGGTCAAATCAGCGCTCCCCCCTGCGAGCAGTACCAGGATATTGTTAAATTCGGCGTTCAGCGCCCTGGCGGTTATGTGGTGGTCGCCCGGGAAGCTACTCACCCTGTTCGGTTCTGCGCTCACCAGCAACGGGCCGGACCGCAGCGTTGATGCTGACACCGGCTCCGACCAGTCGCTGACGGCATCGCCCGCCCGTGAACGAACCCAGAACGTGTAGCTGGTGGCTCGCAGCAGTCCAGAAACATTCACCTCGGTTGCCGGCGCGTCCACAAGGTAGTCGGCGCCCTCACCGTGCTGGTCATACCCCACGTCATAACCTTCAGCTGCCGGCACGGGGTCGAACCGCACGTGAATGACGTTCTCGCTGGCGCCCATCGCCTCCAGGTTCTCCGGCGGCGACAACCCCTCTATGGTTAAAGTTTTGGTATCTGACCAGTCAGACTTCACCCCCGACGCTGCGTTGACGGCGCGCACCCGTACAGCTATTGTCTGGCCGTTTGCCAGCCCGGTGAAGGTTTTGGCTACTGTCGATTCTGATTGAATTGCGCCGCCGTCCAGCTGCACCTCGTACCCGGTTGCTAACGGCACCACTGTCCACGTGGCCCGCGCAGCGTCCAGGCCGCGCTGAGCCAGCGACAGTTCCGGCGGGTCCAGCGGGTTAGGCTCATCCGGGTCCGGCGGGTCCGGCGGGTCTATGACGTCCGTGCCGGTCTTTATCGTGGCCACCGCGGACCAGTCGCTGCGCTCGTTGCCAACATCTGGCAGCGCGCGGACGCGCACGTTGTAGGTGGTATCCAGCGACGCCCCGAACTTGACAAAGCTGGCCTCCGGCACGGTCATTTCGATGGTGCCGTTAATCTCCACCTGGTAGCCCAGGGCCGCCAGCACGGGGTCCCAGAACCCCACGATGGTGGTGCCGTCGCCCACGGCCTGCAGGCGCAGGTTTTGTGGCGTTTGCAGTTTCACAGCAACCCTGCCCCCTGCATGATTCGGTATATGTTGTCGAACTCCGCGTTCAGGTCATCGGCGGTAATGGGCCGGTCCGAACGGAAGTCGGTCACCCGCATAACCGCCACTTCACGGTAAATCCTCAGCACCGAACCGTCCGAAGGCGCGTTGCGCCAACGCACCGTCACGGCGGTGCTGGCCGGCCCGATGCCCTCAACCTCATACTGGTCGTTGGGGACCTCACCAGCGCCCTCCACCTCCAACTTGATGTTGCCCGGCACTCGCACCGGGAACGGGAAAAAGAACTGCTTGGTGCCATCCAAAACGTATTGCTGAACAATCGAAGCCATTTCAATCCACCACCCGACCCTGCCGCTCATACATCCGCTCCATGCGGCTGGCGTATCCAGGGTCCAATTCCTCAATCACGTTATCCATTATTGCATTCGTGAACCACTCCGACCACCACCAGTTCGGGGTCACCGGCTTGACGCCCCTCAAAACCTGTGCGGCGGCCTTGTCCGTGTCGCCGTCAAAGGTGCTTTTAGTGAACTGACCGCCAGTGCGGAACAAGCCGGACACTGTGGACGGAACTATGCCAGGCAGCGTTGGCGACGTTGCCGGGTCCGCAGCGTCCAGCAACATCTCACCCACCGGAGACAAGATGCCGGACCGCGCAATGCTGTTCCGCCACAATGTGGGTGAATCCATTTCAAACACTGGCCGCCCGGCCACAAACTGGTAAATCTGTATGGTCATCATGGCCGCAATGACCCGGCCCGCTGCCCACCCTACAATTCCCACGCCACCCCCCAGCACGTCGCGCCCAAGACTGTTTCGGAACACGGCGGTGGGCCAGGGCAGGAACTGGGTCATAAGCTGCATGGCGCGCCCTCCGAGCGTCCCGGGGTCAATCCCCATGGACAGGACCCAGCGCGCATCCACGTCCGGCTTCACTATCTGAATTTGACTTTCACGATGCAGCGCGCTCATGTACTTTTTGTTCAGCGCGAAGTTGTCCTGCAGCTGGCTCAACGCCAGCACCCCGTGCTCCTCTACGTCCAGCTTCGACAGCGCCTGGAAGTCCGCTCGCCCCAGGCCGTTGTTCTCAAATATGTGCGTACGCACCCTGGACGGCAGCTCATCCCAAGAGTAGTTTTTCACCCAGCGCGCCATTGCCCGGTGGTTGCGCAGGTGTACCGACGAGCGCTGGAACACCTCAATGCGCTGGCTCAAGGTGGCGCGCTGTGTGAATATCGCCGCCTGCTGCGCCAGGTGCCGGGCGCGCTCACTGGCAGTGGTTGCCGGGGCCAGCACGCCCACCACGTTGGCGGCATCGAAGCTGATGGGCATCCGGCTGGCGCCGTTGGCGCTGATGGCGTTCAGCCACACGCCCTGCTCCACCATCATGTCCCGCACCCCCTTATTGTTCGTGGCCACGTCGAACATGGCGTTCAGCGCTGTCCCGAAACTGCGCCCAAACCCGCCGGCAATGAAACGCCCCTGTATCAGCGCGTTCATGGAATCCTCACCGATTTGGCTGATGGCGGTCTTGCCCAGGGCCACGGCACTGGCAAACAGGCGGCTGGCCGCCACCCAGTTTGACCAGGTTTGGCTTTCGGGCCTGTCGGTAAAGTCCAGCTCCATGGTCACCAGGTCACGCGCACGTTCAGCGTCCCGCAGGGCGCGTCTCGCCTCGCGGCTGTCGGCACCGTATTGGCGCACCGCTGCCGCGCGAATCTCATCAACGCGCTTTCCTAACATGCGGGTACCCATGGGCCCGAACTGCTCCGCGCTGGCCACCGCCACCGCCATGCGATTTATCACCTTGGCCACCTGAGATACCGTGTTGGATTTCCCCCACCGCAAGAAAAACTCAAGCTCCATCTCCGGCGAACGGAACTCCATCTGCCGCCCGAACGTGAAGTTGGGCGAGCTCAGCGTCCCGGCCACGACCCGGTACTGCGTATTCAGATACGCCTCTACGCTGGCCTGGGGGTCCGGGTGGTTGTCCGGGTCCAGGGCGCCAGCCATCCATCGTTTAAATCCGTCCAGGTCTGCCTGGATGCGCCCCAGGTCCGGGTCCCTTGGAAACCAATTCTCCATCTCAGCCACCGGCACCCCGGCCTTCTTCAACCGCTTCATCATGTCGCTGGTGGTCTTGTGGAACAGCTCCGCCATGGCCTTGGATTCGGGGTTTTTGTAGTCCGCACCAACCGCAGCTGCCCGGAAGTCCATAGCCATGTCGCCTTCTCGGTTCAGCCCCATCCGGGTGTCTGATATGTATTTCAGCACCGGGTCCAGGCGGCCCTTCAGTTCGGACGCCAGGGATTCAACGTGGTTGGCCCAGCTGCCCACCTCACGGTCCCCGCGATTGCCCCACTTGGGCGACACGGCGCGGCGCAGGTTGTCCGCGGCTTCCAGGGCTCCCACCTCATCTTCGTTGAAGCGCCCGGTTCGGTACATGGCCTCAAACCGCTCTTGCTGCAGTGTCGTGACCTTGGCTTTCAGCATGCTGGCCTCCGACGCCTCAATGGCCAACTTCGCGCGAGCCATGCCGGTGGCGTTGTCGGTAACGTCCAGCGTCATGATGGCCTCAAGCTGGTCCGCTATCTCGGCGCGCAGCTCTTCATCAATACTATCCAGCTTCCTCAACTCATCCAGGACGCCGCGAACGCAACGGGCAAAGTTAGACACGGCACACCTCCAAGCCTTCCATCATCGCCCGGGCCAGCGCGCGCACGTCCTCATCATCGGAGCCCAGGTCCAGCAACTGCTGCCGGGCACTGTCCGCCTCCCGCGCAAAGCTTGACTGCACTTCGGGGCTGTGCTGCTCCACCTCCGGCGTGGTCCGGCCAGCCGCAGGGTCGGGTTTGCCGCGGGTCTCCGCCCGCGCCGCCTCCAACACATTCATCAACCTGTTGGGCTCGTCAATGGGCGCAATAACACTGGCCAGGTCTTGCACAGCATCGGGGGCGCCCGTTTCACGAGCCAGGCGGTCTTTAATGGCGCCAGCACCTCGCGCGTAAAAATCGTCCAACAAGGCTCGGTTGGCCGGCACCTGCGGCGCCTCAATTGCTTTGGCTAGCCGCTCTCCCAGCACCGTGCGCCGGTAAGGCCGGGTTTCGCGTAACGTGGATATGTCGGCAAACCGGCTTGCGGGCGGACCTTCGGCGCGCTCAATCAGCCCCACCACGCGCAGGCCGTTGGCCTCACGCACCGTCAAAGGCTCGCCCCGGTCCAGCTTGTGGAACGCACGGGCCTGGTCCATGTTCACCCTTGTCGGCGTCCCTGCCACGGCATCTGACGCGCTTTTAACTTCACGCATGAAGTCTCGCAGGACCGTGGATGCTTCGGGGTCGATTCCCAGGTCACGCGCAAACTGGACTGCACGGGGGTCTTGTGCGGCCATATCCTGCACCCACCGAACAGAACCACCGTCATAGCGCTCAAACGCCTCGTTCAATCTCATGGTCGGGGACAGCGCCTCGGATTCACGCACGTACGGTGCCGGGGGGCGCGCGTCCGGGTGGTCATGCACCGCCTTGGCTACGTCCTCGGGAGCAGCTTCAGGGCGTTTGATTTTTGACCGGTTGGCCGCGTCCGCCAAGGTGTTGTCCGGCGAACGCCGGAACGCCGCACGGGCGCCACGGCCTGCAGCGGCCAACATGGGCGACAGGGCCGCCGGGCCAACGCCGGCAGCCGCCACCGTCATGGGGTCCACCTCGCCGCGGGTGCGCATCTGCATGCCGACCTCAAGAGGGACAGTCGCGGCGCCGACTTTCGCGCCACCAATGGAAGACTGCAGCAGGGCCTGGCGCATGGTCTTGGCGCCGGCGGCACGGGCAAAGTTCTGCCACCCCACGGGCATGGTGGCCACGGACACCGGGTCCAGCATCAGCGGCAGGGCCGTGCCCACAAACGACGCTATCCCGCGCTTTTCGTATTCCTGCTGTGACTGCTCCCAATCGTGAATGGCGATAGCCCGCTCAGTTTCTGCAACGGTTTGAAACGGACGCTTCTCAATGGGCCTGTCGCCCACCATTTCGTCGAACTCGTCCTGGCTGATTTCGGGCGCATCCTCAAACAGCGCTCGCCAGCGCTCCATGGTCTCCAATTCCCAATAGGCGCGCGCATTGTCCCAGGCGGTAGCAAAGAACCCGCGCTCAATATCTCCCATGCGCGCCGGGTTGTCTGAAAGCTCGTAACCTCCAAACGTTCGGGGTTGGGTAACTGGGTACGCGTCAGCCATTGTCGAACCTGTTCTTAACCCTGGCTATGAACTGACGTGCTTCGACACCTATCAGCGCCCGCCAGTCATCGCCCATACTATCCACTACATCTTCACCTAGCCAATAAGCGGCCAACGCCTGGTCAACGCTGCCGTACTTATTGGCGAATTGGTCCAGCAACATGCTGGCGGCCACGGCGGCGCCCTCCGAGTTGGTCACGGGGTTCGGCGCACGGCGCTTTGTCGGCTGGCCCACGACGTTTTCCAGGTGAACCCGGTAGGTATCCCAGGCGCGCTCATAACGGTCCGTATCCAGACTTTCCAGTGCCTCCGGGGTCAGCGACATGGCGTTGGTGGTCTGGGCGTTTTCCCGGCTGGCCATGAACACTGCGGACAGCACGCCCTGGTTGCCGTTGGTGGCATCAGCCACGTGCCGCAACGTGCCCTGCTCATAACCCTTCAGCCGCATAGAGTTGACAGTGCGGCTCCACGCTTCCGATGCGCGCTGCGCCCAGCCCATTTCTCGGCGAGGGCTTTCCGGCACAAGCTCAACCGGGTCCACCACCAAGGGCCTGGGGTCACCTTGCTCGGAATCCGGGTCCCGCAGAACAGCGCGCGGGCGCCGGCTGTCCCGGAAGTAAATTTCACCTTCAGGCGTGAACAGCGGATGGATGGTGTGCAGGCTGTCGCCGGGCGAATACCCCAGCTTCGTGGGGTCGTCCATCATGCGGTCGATGGCCTCGCCGATGCGGCGCGCCCGGTTCGGGTTGTCGTCCACCAACACCTTGGGCACCTTCGCTCCATTGCTGAACGTATGGAACTCGGCCATGGGCTCCGTCATCGTCTCAAACGCCCTGGCAACGTCCCGGCGCAAGCTGCCGGTCCCGGGCAGCGACTGCCAGATAGAGCGGAACAGTCCGCCTTGTGGCCGGGTCGGCTCCAACTCCACCACCAGCCCCGCGTAGGCGTCGGCCAGCATGTTATAGGTGGCGTCCCGGACCTTGGGCGAGCCGAAGCTCATCGATTCTGCCATGTCGCGCAGGCGCCGCTGCACAGAGCGGTTCTCTAGCAAGTCATCAGCCTTCTCACGAATCGCCCGGTCCGCGTCCCGCCCTTGGGTGGCCAGCACCCAAAGCTGCGACGCCGCTTCCGGCCCAGCCACGGCGCTCATGGTCATGGCCGCTGCAAAGTCAGGCTCCTTCGCGTCCATGGCCATGGCAACGGCCTTGCCCAGGTCGCCCTGGGCCGGCAGGAAGAATTGTTCCTGGGTCGCTATAGCGCCCTCCAGGTCCTCGCTGGCCAGGCTGTCTTGGAAGCGGTCGCGCAGAACCTTCAGGTCATCATCGGACCAGTACCCGATGGCCGACCGGTCAACGCCCAGAGCGCGCGCCGCCTTGGCCCGGCGCTGTTCAAGCTGCTGCATGAGACTGGCCCGGGCGCTGTCGCTGGAAGGGGGTTCCTGCAGAACCATGGGGCCGGCAGCTCGCAGCGGGTCCAGGGCCTGGCGCGCATCATCCAGCGCCGCTGCGCGGTCCTCCAGCATCTTGTGGATTTCAGAAACAGCGCCGGCAGGCATGTTGGCCGCCACACTATCTACAGCGGCGGACGCGTCAGCCAGCTCCCCTGCGTTCAGGAACTCCAGGCGGTCCCCTAATTGCTGCCGCAGGTGCGACGCTACCAACAAGCGCTCCAAACGGTCTAGGTCATTCTCATTTCCATACAGCTGCACGTGCTCAATAGCTTCTTCTGCCGCAGGGTCATCCAGCACACCAACACCAGTTGCTTGCTGCCGCGCCACCAGCGCGTCCAGGGTGCGGAACGAACGCACCACGCTTTCCTTGCGCGCATCCTCGCCCGCGCCCAACATGGACACAAGCTCACGCTCCAAACGGTCGGCAACGGACCGCCCGTGCGGGTTGTTCTCAAACCACACGCCATCACGCGCCTGGTCAATAACACCTTGCGCGCCACCAACGTCGCCGGCTTCGATGGCCTGGTTGAACAGGCCATGCGCCAGCTCCTCGGCGCCACGGGTCCGGGCCTCAGTCGCCAGGCTCGCGGCTTGCGCCGGGGTTATCAGGTCGCCATCAACGCCAGCGGCTACCAGCTCATCAATCTCATCAATGAACCCAGCGAACGCCTCTTCATCGCCGTTGCGCAGCAGCTCGTCTTGTATTTCAGCAATCTGCCGGTTCACATCCTGCAGGTAAGCCGCTTGTGTCGCCCGGTGCGCACGCGCCGCCAGCTCATCCTCCATCTTGAATTGGGTACGCAGGCCCAGCGCGTCCATCTTTTCCCGCACCTGCTGCGCTGCCGTGGGGTCAGTTTCCTCAAGCGGGGTTATCTGCCCCACCATGTACGAGTTCCATGCTTCTGCGAACGCCTCCGGGTCGCCCTCATGTTCCTGCGATAAGGCGCGCACCGCACGGGCAGCGTCCAGGGACAGGTCGGCAGTGAACACCGCCTGGGCTTGTTTGTTGAATGCTTCCTGGTAGCCGCGCGCCCACCGCGACGGGGCTGTCACTACGCTGTCCAGGCCGGCCTCCTGCTGGCGCCGCGTCGCGGCCTGGGTCACGCGCTCCATTGCCGCAGCTTCGTATTCCTCGCGCCGGCGGACACCCCACTGATGAAGCGCCTCCACCATGGGCTGGGTCACATCCTGCTGTTGAGACTGCTGAAACTGCGCGCCGGAAAAAACCACCCGGTCTTCAGCCAACGGTATCTTAGCCATCCGTTTCCTCCTTCTTGGGCTGGCTGATTAACCATGATGCGGTGTCCAGGCCGGTCTGAAACAGGTTCACCGTCGAGCGGGTCACGGCCTCGCTGGCCGCAGCCCTTTGCTGCTGTTCGCGCAGGCGACTTGCGCCGCGCTGATATATCGCGCTGGCGTCCGCCTGGAACTGCTCGCGGCTGGCCGCCATTCGCGCCTGGGCTTCCAGCAGCCTGCTGGTACGCCCGCCCGCAACGCCGGACGCCGCCAAGCCAGCACGTTGGGCGCTTATCAAGGACCCTGTTTGTCGAATCCTTTGCTGTGAATCCAAGTAGGATGACAGGGCGATCTGTGAGCGCTCAACACGCCCAATGGCGCCCGCCATCGTTTTTTGGCTTTTGGCGCGGGTCCGGGTGCTGAACAAATCCAACGCGGCACCGGCCAGTTGTGAAGCGGCAACCACCCAGGCACTGCTCATTGGTTGTACTCCCGAATTAAGGCACGGACAATAGCACTATACGGCGAAACGGCCTCAACCACCACCTCGTCACCGGTTGTCCACCCCAGCATCCGAACCTCAAACTCACCGGACCTGGCCGTATGCTCATGGCTCATGTCCTCACCGGTCTCCGGCAAGGCCGGAATTTCGTTGACCATCAAGTTGGCGGCGTCTTCAACAGACAGAATGGCCCGAACCAGCCGCCTCTTACGGCCCAGTATCGCGCCACGTTCGTCAGGCTGTGATAGCGGCAAGGGCTGGTAGCGCGCGTTGTATGGGTAACCGGCAATGATTCGGTCCTCCCCGGGCGCGTCTACGTGGACCACCAGCCGGGGTCCGGTGCGGTACTCGCGGTACTCAATCTGGCGAAACCCCAAGAATCCCCAGTTTTTTGCCCACAGCCCCACCATCTCGCCCGGCGAGAACCCGGCGTCCAGCGGTATGGACCACGTATCCTGGTGCGACGGCCAGTCGGGGTCGTCGTTGCGCACCTCCGGGTCGAACTGGAACTGAAACCGCAAGCCTTCGTTCATGCCCACGCGCAGCAGCCGCCCGGGGCCGACACGCCGCAGCACGTACTCGGTGTTGTACCGGTCACGCTGGGCGCGTATGCACAGGTTGCCATCGCGGGTGTAGGCCAGAATAACGTCCCGCCGGGCGCCTTGCGCCTCACGCTTGTCATCCAGCCCCAGCCGCAGGTTGTCCGCCTGGGGGTAGTCGGTTATCACCTGCAGGTTCTGTTGGGTGTCGTACCACCGGAACCGGCACAGGCCGTCCTCGGTCCAGGCCACCTGTTCGCGCATGTTACTGTCGAACGCCAGGGCCACCTCGGTAATGTTCGGCCCTTCGTGTATCAGCACCGGGTCACCGTTGGCGCTGCGAATGAACACCTTGTCATCAGCGCCTTCGTCGCCAAACTCCACGTAGGCAACCCACCAGGTATATTCCAGGCCCAGGCTGGGGTCGTTAAGAGCAACGCCTCCCAACTCAAAGTCCTGCAGCGGGGACACAACGTGCGCGTCCGGGTACAAAAACGGTGCCGGCTTGGGCTTGGAGCTCAGAGTTGCGCCTGGCAGCATGTCAAACGTCCGTTCGCTGGTATGACACCAGCGTTTCAAAGGTCAGAATATCGTCGTCGGTCTTGGGCAGCGGCGGGTCAAACTCCATCTGAAACCTGTAAGTGTTGTCTTCAACCGATATGCTTTGAATCCCATCGGGGTAGTTGCCTGCGTTGTAATCCCACTCGGCCACCACGGAAACGCCGTCGTACATCGGGTTTCGGGAAACTTTTGTGGCCGCTTTGGGGACGCCCGAAGGCAGCTGTTCAATTGTCCCCAGCGGCCCGTCCCACGCGCGCACCACGGGGGTCCCGGCGCTCAGGTTCCTGCCGGTCATGCACCACACGTTTGACGTGGCGGACGCCGCTGTCAACATAACCTGGTGTTGTGTGCCGGCCTGGCCGGCGTCAACCACAGTGAACAGGGTGTTGGACCTTGGCACGTGCTGCCGTATCTGGTAACACACCAGCAAAGTATCGTCGGCCAGGGCTTCCACAGTTGTGGGGTTGCCGTCGCCGTCCAGAATCAACGCCCGACTGACCAAGGTACCGTCGCTGGTGAATAGGCCTACCTCACGAAGCTCGCCTTCGTATGACGGCACCTGCATGAACCAAGCCCCACGGGCTACGTAATCCGGCTCGCTGGCTTCTCGCCGCACCTCAGAACCCGCCAGGCGCGCCCCTCGCTGCCCTACAGGGCTTTCCAGGTTGGTATCCGACGAACTGGGCGGGGTGCTGCCTGCGCCCAGCTGGGCGCGGTCCCAGTCCATCCTGGCGATGGCCGCAAGACCGCCGACAACAATATGGTTCGGGAACCACCCGGTATCGACACGCACAGAGCCGTCAGGCCGTATGCACTGCACACGGTACTCACCCGTTACGTTTATCGTTACCGGTACCTTCACGCTTACCTCGCTGCAGCTTCACGCGTATAAACTTTACGCGGGGGGTCACGTCATCATCAATCATCGGCGCGCCCAGGAAAACTTGAACTCCATTGTCAGCTTGTCTTCATCCGTTTTTTCAATGGGCGGGTCAATCTCTACCTGCCACTCCGAATGGGCGTTCGGATACCCGCCGCCGTCATCAAACTGCAAAGTCATAAACTCAATATTTTCCGAGTGCCAGGTGTTAATCCCGGCCTC